AGTGCGTGCAAATGAAGAGCGCAATGTGGGCAATAAGAGGAAAGGTTCACCAAGACACCATGAAGTAGGTGTGGCTTCTTGGAAACCGGGGGAGACGTTGACTTCGAGAAGAAAGCATGAACCGACGTGAGAAAGCTCTTCAACCTGAACATGATACCCGGGCAAAATTGCACGGGGCATCAGCCATGTGAGAAGTTTCGACATATCGTGGACGTAACCAGCAGAAAGACCACCACCAAAAGTGACCTGCACATTGCCATCGATAACTTGATAATGCATGTCCAAACAGTCGTCGTAGTACTCATCAAGACGTCGATCCAACAAAGGGATTGGCAAATGCATTGCGACGTATGCGGTGTGAGAACCGCGTGAAGCCATGGCAGAGACAAAATCAGAGAAGGCAATGTCATGCGTTGAGAACATCGCAACGAACACAGGCACCTTGTCAAAACCATGACGGCAATCCTCCAGCTTGGACGGGCAGCGGGCAACATTCGCGAAATCGCGGACGTCCTGTGATGGAGAAAGATCATGTCGAAAATAGTCACGACCGGAGAGAATGGGCGCAACGTTGTGAACGACGTCATTGATGCGTGAGACCTGAACGGGAGACAGACCGACACCGAAAACGGGTGAACAATCGCGAGCCAACTTTGCCGAAATAAGCGCATGCATCGCAAAGCGTGCCGAGGCAGCAGCGCCATGCGGGTGAGTGAAGCGTGCACGAGTGACAGCCAAAGCAGGGAAGGCTTCACCAAATTGTCGGAAGACAGATTCAGGAACATTACTCGGCAGGTGCAAGTAAGGAGCGTCCTCAAAATTGAGGTTGCGTTCCGCAATTGCCACGGCAGAATTAGCGATGGCACCGTTGACGCGCCCTTGTTCTTCAACGCGCAAGAGTTTCTGCGCCGTAATGTGCCAAGATGTCAAACCAATACGGTCACGACCGCGCGGAACCATCGGTGCGTTGAGCGCAACACGTAGAGCGGCGTCTTCGAAGACCACATCGTCAATATGGTCGATGACTTTAGGAGATGCAATGTACTTGGTGCGATTGTCGTGTCGATCATCGTGGTGCTGATTCAGCACAAAAAAGATGCGAAGCAATGAATGCGCCCAAAGAGCACCACTCGCGATGTGCGCGGCAATATTGCCGAGTTCAAACGCCAAACCCGTTGCCTGATTTGCCAACGACGGCAGCACACGCGACAAGTATTCGAAGACCGACGCAAGTTCCGGGTGAAAAGGCAACCAATCTGGCAATAAGGAAAAGTCAATTGACCAAGGCGGGTGCGAAACGTCAACAGGCGGTGAACCAATCGGAAGTGGGTCGAGTGACAAAGCGTGGACGGGTTGTTCAGGTATTTCGGCCGCAACGTGCTTGACGAGAGCGGCGGCGCCAGCACGCAAACCTTCAGCCGATAGAGCAAGTGCACCAATAGGATCCGCAGCGATGCTTGTGATATAAGCGCGTTCAGATTCATGGCCAACTAGAAAGATTTGACCGGGCTCACATTCACGCAACGTCTTGACGAAATCATCAAGACCAGTGAACGGGCAAGAATTACGCGCGTGTTTCGGAAGGCCCTTCTGGAAACAGGGGCAATCGGATTGAGTTTTCCGGGAACACGCGACAACGTGGAAGTCAAGATCCGCCTGGCGTGACCAGAACACCAAGTAGTCAGACAGGCGTTCGTCGCACATATTGACGAAATAGACAATGCGTTCAACGAGTTCAGTAGTAGTCATCTCCCAATCGGACGGCTCCTTTATCGTCGGCAAAGCCTTCCAGCAGTCACCGGGTCCACCGACGCGACGCGCAGGTGGGGCATTGATCGTGACACCATTGGCGCGGATGATCTCATTGAAAAGCACGTCGAAATCGACAGCTTTGATATCCGGGTATGCAAGATCAGGGGCGCTGCGCTTGGCATAAAAAAGGAGTGCGCGTCTTTCACGTGCGTTGCGAGTCGTGTAAGTGATGGTGACAGTCTCGAGAGGGCCGAGAGAAAAGGGTTCAACCAAGATGCGCTCGAATTGATAACCAGCGAAAGCCAAGAATTCACAAGAAGCGAGAGCATGCAGATCAAAGTCAAACGTGGGAGCAACAAAAGATTCGGCGTCGGGGAGATGAATCAAGCATTCAACATTGAATGGTTTTGCGTCGAGAAAATTGCTGCGTGCGAGAAACTGAAGCGCAAGAAAACCCGGGTCAAGATTGACATCACGGAGAGCGTCAGTCACGGTGAGCAATTGTGTTGTGGACGCCTCAGCAAACCAAAGGATCTGCGCTAGTTCGCGTTCTGGAGTCCAGGAATGCCATTCAAAAGAAGATTGATGAGCGGCAAAGTTGCGCGCTGCATCAAGTTGACAAGTTTGAAGAATCGCTGCCGGTGAGAGCCGTGCTTCCGAACGATGGGAAGCGGTTCCAAGAGCAATGCCACAAGCCCGCCTGAGTTCAACCAGGGCGTGCGAAAAATCAATGTTAGAATGGACAGAAGCGCAGCCGAAACGTTGGGAGAGATCCCAATGTAGCGCAGTTGCAAGAGACCACCGAATATCGACAGCTCGTTTCTCTTCAGCGTCTTCCAGCTGCGGAACGAGTGCCAACAATTCAGCACGTTGATAGCGGTGGCGGTCGTATGCACTTTGTCCATGGTACTTGATCGCTTGATAGGCATTATGCCAGCCCATGAACTCGGGCGGGATAGAGAAAGAGGCGTAATCAGAAATGGCGGAAATGTACGGGGTTACGATTCAAAATTTATGAACCACTCCTTAGAGTGGTA